TTACTATCAGCACTAGCAATGTTTTGATATATTGATGTAGCTCCGTCTGCTGCTTTTATAGCACCTAATCCACCTGTACCACCACCAACTAAAATAGATGCTGATCTGTCAAAATAATTGGTATCTAAACTATTCATAGATGTATATGTTCCATCAAGAACTTTTCTTATTTCTAATATTATACCCCGTCTATTTGTTGAATTACTTGCTAATCCACTTTTTGTTACAAATCTACAAAACATTACCAATCTCCCGGAGTTACGTCTGTAACGTGCTTATCAGGATCTACTACATAAGCATCCATATCTTTCATATCAAGCACTACAACAATAATAACCTTTTTACTTTTAATTCTATACCATGTAAAAACAGGTGGTGAATACTTAGTAGTATCAAAACCAGAATTAGGAAAATACTTATTAATAGGTATTTCTGTTGTTTCTTTTAAATCATCAACTTCAGAATTTTCTGCTATCTCAAATACCTTTACAATGAAATCATTTTCATCATTATACCTCTCTTTAATTAATTTATTTTCTTCTTCTGTAAGTGCCATTTAATCCTCCGTATACTCAAAAATTACATTTAGATTTGCTCCGGGTGCTGAAGCTGAACCTACAGCAGTAATGTCCACAGTTAAATAATCATCAACATCTAAATCTATAGATACATTTGATGTTGTTTTTGATTGACCTGCAGAAATATTAATTGTTGTGGTTGATGTTGAGCTTGCTGTTACATCTCTTGCCCGTACTGCTACTGTTACTGTACCATCTGCAACAGTTCCTAATCGTGCAGTAATCTTTTGTATATTTAAATTTTTAGGTGCATACCACCTATCTGTACCTGTAAAGGTTTCTAAATTCTCAAATTGATTTAATACTATATTCTTAACAATAGCATTCTCTATGTTGCCACCTGTTGCTGTTACTGATAATGTAGCATCAGCCGACATATTAATTATACTTGTTCCCACGCTACCACCAGATTTACTTTGCTCTACTACTCTTGACAAAGTAGTTCCACTAGCAGTATATTGTCCTGTGCCTATTTCAAAGTTAGCACCATCTTCAATAACATACTTTACCTTCTGTCCATCTGTAATGCCTGCTTCAGCAAAAGTTTGAAAGCCTGTAAAAGCAGTTCCTAGTACAAGTGGATTTGTTGTTCCTGTAGAAGTAATATTAACTTTTACTCTATTTGCAAAAGCTAAACCCATTAAGCAATCCTTATAATAGCTGTACCTGTTCCTGGTGCTGGCATAGTAACTGTAAATGTACCTGCATCTGATGATTGTGTTGAACCAAAATCTATAATTGCAACAGCTTTATTACTATCAGATGAATTATAAATAATTGCTCCATTTGCGTCTATAGTAGCACTTGTAAATTGTACATTATCAAAATCAACAAAGGCGGTTGATGCACCTGATCCACCTGTTACTGCAACATTTGCCAACGTTGCACCACCTGCTGAATAACTACCTGTATTTCCTATCTCATCACTATTACCTGTGACATCAGAATAGTTTGTAGTAGCTGGTCCATACGTACCAGATTCACCAGACTTTATTAAGGCTAGTTTAAATGTATCAGTTCCAAATGCATGTATGCCTTGTAATAACTCTTGTTTAAAAGTATTACATAGTGCAGTTGTAATTCCCATTCTAATCTCCCATTATTAAAAGAAAGAGGGCAAGTTTCCCTGCCCCCTCTCAAGTGCATTATGCTAAGTAGTCCCTATCGACTTCATCAGCTGCTTTTGATGAGCCTGAATCAGTACAGTCCATCATCCATGCCCAAATACGCAACTTGCCTGTAGTTACTGCACCACCTGAAAGTGTTGCAATAGTTAAGTCAATGTTGTCGTTAGCAACAGCCATTACAGGCTGAAATGCCGCAGGATTTTGAGCAACAACACCTGCTGCAGATGTACCATCAAAGCCATCTACAAATACGTCAGGATCTACCATGCCTAAATCTACAGTAAATGTAGATCCGTCACTAGCTGTATCAACCTCTATACCTGCATTCATTACCATTGTACCTTTTGGCACAGCGATAACAGGAATAACATCAGCTGCTGCTAATGCACCCCCTTTATCAGATAAGGCTGTAGCAAGATTTAGCACAGTTTGAACCATGTAAGGTTTTCTACCAGGATTGGAATCCGAACCTCTAGCAGATTGAAGTGTATTATCACCTAAAGCCATATTCAGTTCCCCCCTTACGCTACGTTGTATTTAGCAGTAACAATTGCTTCAGGACGTAATATCTTACGGCCGTAGAGGTGCATACCTCTTACAATGTCTGCAAATGAGTCAGGATCACGATAAGTTTCTGTCTTGCTGATTTGTTCAGCAGTAGCAACAGCAGAATCATGTCCTGCAACAATCACACCAAAATTATCGTTTTGGTTTCCTGTACCAGATGTACCTGCTCCTGTACCTTTTGCTGGTAAGTTGCTTGAAACGTGTACTCTGAATCCACCTAGATTGTTTATAGTAAGTCCATTTTTAAGACCTGCTTCAGAATAGTCAGCATTTACTAACTTTGAATTTTCATCCTGTAGTAGTTCCATAAAAATTGGATCAACGACTAGCCAACGACCTTGTGTATCAACTTGCTGTTGATTTAAGACCCTTGACATTCTATTAATGACTTGCATAGGTGTTACAGTTGTAGTAATTGCACTTGCTTGACCTGGCAAGACATTTGCTAATGGAATAGAATGATCAGCTGCACCACCTGTGGTGATTGCACTAAATGAATCTTTTCTTAACTTCATAGAAGTAAGAAGTTCATCTGAACCGGCAGTTGAAACAGCCTTTGTTCCATTAACAGTTGTATTTACAGCATTACCAACAGCATGTTTGGATGGCTGAGAATACCCTGACATATATGCCAATACTTCTTGGTCATAGTTATCAGATAATCTATATGCAGCTCTGTCTGTTGCAAGTTGCATAAAGTTTACATGACTATGAGCTTCTTCAATGTCATCCATCTTGAAAGCATAGTAGTTTGCTTTGTCGATAACAAGACTGAAGTCCTCATCGTCTAGATCTTGTGCTGACACTTGTGTGCCACGCTTATATTCACTAACCGAAATTTCTGGTTCTTTGATAATCTTTACTGTATCCCCTTGATTAGCAATTTCCCCGAAATAATCAGAATTAGTGATATCTCCAACTACAGTAGACTTACGGAACGCAAGCTGTACTTGTTTGGAGTAAATAATGCTGGAAAAGTTACCATTAGGTAAGTTACCATGACCAGCTTCTTTTGGAAAAGCCATATCACATCTCCTTATATTTGGCTCTAGAATACTAACACTCAAAGAGAGGTCATACTTTTAAGGTGAATACATGTATTGGCTTAATTGTATGAGTGGTTCGTCTTTTGTATTACTATTAAGTGGTTATCTTGCACCACCTGATATGTCATACACAAACTTTCCTGTACGAATTGCTTCCATGATTTTATCTTGGTTCTTTTCATACTCTCGTGTAGACATTTTGTTTACTACCGACTCTTTAAGGTAGGATGCAGTTGCATCGGCTTGAGGTGTCGATCTCCCTCTTTTTGGTGTGACAGCCTTAGCGGCTGACAAATCAACATTTGATTTTGTTGATATTCCTTTATCTGCTTTATACAAATCAATTACTCTAGATGCTGCTTTTGCATCGGTTGCGTTTTCGTATAGAGCATCTTGAATCCACTTAGGCTGATTTTCTGCCCAATCGTGAAATTCGTCTTTTTCTCTAATCTCTGTAAAGTCAGGATGAAGTGCTAGTAATTCAGCTTCTGCTTTTTCAACTCTAGCTGATTCTCTCATTCCTTCTATTTCTTTGACTCTTTCATCTAAATCTTGTGCCGCTTCTTTTGCTTTCTTACTTGCAATAGTTTCGACTATACCCGCAACATCAGGATATTTTTTTGTCCATGCATCAATCTCATCTTCTGATTTAGGTAAAACTAATTCATTTTTAGTTGCTAGATCTAATTGTTTTTCAAGCTTTTCAATTCTATCTGTCCAACTTTTTTCTTTATCAGCTAAATGTCTTCGTAGATCTCCATATCGCTTTTTAAATGTCTGCTCCTCTTTACTGAGGCTCTCATCTTTGCTGTCAGTTTCAGGAACTTCTGGACTCGTGACCTTCTCAGTTGTTTCTGAAACCCCATCTCCTTGTGCTTGAGAAGACAGTTGTTCCAATTCTTTTTCAGCTTCTTCAATCCTTTCCTTGTTTTTATTTTTTGGTCTAGGATTTACATATCCTGCAACTTTTGGTTTTTCTACTTCTGCTAATTCTGGCATTATTTCCTCCTATAGGGTCTATATATTAGAGTAGCTATATTGGTTACTTCTTCTTTGTGGTTCTTTTTTGAGCTAATGATTTTTTAGTAGGTGTACCACCTTCACTAAAACCAAAACCACCTTTATATCCTTTACCTGCTTCTTGTGCAGCTTCTATTGTTTCTCTTTCTTTTCTCTCTCTTAATTTACTTTTATATCCTTTTTGACCTGCTTTTTTACCTGATGAATCAGTTCTATCTTTAATTACAGTAGGCTTAGATACTTTTTCTGCAGCTATACCTTTATCTCCTTTATCTTCATTTCTTCTATTAGCAAAGAAATCTTGCCCTGTAGTATCAGAAGGTGGTGGTGTTATTGATGTAGGCATAGTACTGTCATCAGTATATGCTCCTCCCATTGTACCTCTTGCCTGTTCAGCTGCTAAAGTTGGATCATTAGCGAATAATTCATCTTGTTTTTTCTTTTTGTATTCTTGAACTTTTGCTTGATACATTTGTTGAGTTTCAAAAGGATCTACTGATGCAAACGATGTATCAATACCTATATCACTAAATCTATTTTGAAGATCATCTACACTTGCTCTCTCTCTGTTTTCCAATCTATTAAGAATATCTTTTTTTGTATCTACTTGTATGTTGTTATAAGATTCTTCACCTAATAAATTTTTAAGATTTATAACTTCAGGATTTTCATATAAACCTTTTTTAGGATCAAATGTTAATGTTTTTCCATTAGGCAATTCAATCACATCTTTTGGTTTTTTTCCAAATCTGTGTTTAAAAACTTGACTTAACATTTTAAGTTTTTCTGGATCTTCTTTATGCACTTCCATTAATTCAATTGTTCTTTGCATAATATGTGGTTGATTAAATTTATTTATTGGATCAAGTAAGACACTTCTAAATATGTCAGATACAAAATTTCCTTCTGATTCATACTTATTATAGTATTTAGATACATCGCCTATATACTTTTCCATATCTTCGTATTCCCATTCTCGAATATACTTTGTTTGATTTACACTATCATCATCGTCATCATCATCATCTCTTTGAACTTGTTTTTGTTCTGTAGGTGTAGTGTCAGTTGAAGTAGGCTGATATGTTCCATCTTCAAGTTGTTTTACTACATCAGCACCTATAATATCTTTCTCTGCCTGACTTAAATTAATATTTGGACAATCTTTTAAAATAGACAATCCTGCATCAGAAGTGATGTCTACATAGCCCTCATCAGGTTCTTGAATTGTAGCTCCTTCACTTGTAATAATCATCGGCTTTACTTTACATCCTGCAGCTACATATTGCCTAGTTTGATAATTAGAACCCCCACTAGAACCTAGTCCTTCTAAATTACTAAAATCTAACTTAGGCACATAAACACCTTCATCTGCTTTTATAACTCCACCACGATTCATAGGAGAAGCCTCTTCTTTTGTTTTTAATTCTGATATATCAAAAGGCAATGCACTCATTTGTTTTTCTACAGGCTCTTCAATAGGTTGTCCGCCTATACGTCCATTAGATTCCATTTCTGCTAATCCACGTTTTGCTTCTTTTCTTAAATCTTCAAAAAACTTTACACCATAATATTGTACAACATCAGCAGGAATAACATACTCTCCCTCACTTAATTGAGCAGGTATGTCATCACGAACTTCTTTAGCAGTAGACCCCGGAGGAACTTCGTTTCCACTAACAGGATCACGATCCATTCCGTCATCTTTCATGCCACCATTTAACATTAACATTAATTCTGTTTGTTCATCTTGTGTTGCCATAAACTTCATCCCTTAATAACTTTAGACGCTTTAATGCAGAAATTGCACCTTGCGTTCTAAATACAATAATATCAGTATCAGCTTGCTCTAAATTTTTATGTTGATTACTAATCAAATAATCTAGATAATTACTGAACTGTTCCCATACCTCCCGGTTGTTGACCAAGACCTTGAGGTGTTGTAGGTGGTGTTCCTTGCTGTTGTGCATTTCCTGTAAATCCTTGTTCTCCTGGTGTTGGTGCTTGCCCTGTACCTATAGTACCCCCACCTGCTCCTGTTGGATCAGTAGGATTAGCACCTGCTACACCTTGCTCTTCAGGTAGTGGTGGTATATTCTCTTGTTGAAATTTCTTTAAAATATCTGCTTGAATTGCAGCGTCTTGTAAACTGTTAGTAATCTTATCTGGATCTAAATCCATTGACTTAGCAATTTCTCTTATGATATAATCCATTTTAGCAAATGGAGCTAACACAGGATTACTTGCAACTTGTAGGAATTGCATCAATCTTTGACTACGTACTTCATTAGCCATAAGACTTTCTGTACCTTGTGCTTTAACTTCTAGATCTCCTCTAATAGACTCATCAAAATCAAATTGCATATTAAAACTAAAAAATGCTTTTCCTAATGGTGCGATAAGATAATCATCAATATTCTTTACAACACTTCTAATTGATCCATTAGCTGCTGACATTAACATACTAATACCTGATGCAGTTCTACCTACACCTTGTATTCCTGTCTGCCCATGAGCAAAGGATGGAAAGCCTGAACTTTCATCAGCAAGCACTCTAGCCTTATCAAATAGTTGCATATTCTCACTAGCAACATTTGGAAATTTTGTGCCAAATATAGCTTGACCAGGTGCCCCGCCTTGTCTTCTAAATACTTTGCCTGGATATACAGATAGATCTTGTCCTGGTGTTAAGTTAGTTTCATCTACTTCTATAATAAGATTACCTGACAATGCTGCATTATCAATTGCCATTCTCATAAAACCATTACATAAAGTTTGTGAATCATCCATATTTTCAGCAATACCTATGCCAAAAAATGAATACGGATTATGTTCATATGGCACAGAATAATAAGGTATACGAACAGGTTTAAATGGATTAAGCACGAGTCTTAATATTTGATTATTACATACCCATGCATTTACATTTATTTGATCTAGTTTTTTTAACTCTTTAGGGATCGTAATTCCATTTTCTTCTAATATATTTGTGTCTACGTATCCCCAAAATTCTAATACTTCAATTCTATCAGGACTGTAATTAGCACTATTATCCTCCATGCTTTCTTCCCAATACTTTCTTGCATAGGAATCGCCCACCTCAATTGCATTCTCAATTGCATCTTCATCAAAATATGGACGAGACTTCAATGACCTAAGTTGTGTTCTAGAAAGTTTATGTCGTTCAACTATGTATTCAGCATCGTCCATACTATTCGCATCTGGATCAGGATAAAAGTTCCAAATAGATACATGTTCAGTTGTAGGTACTGTTTTCACTAATGGATCATAAGAGCCATCTTCAGACCAATTTGGATACTCTTTATCTTTAGCTAGCGGGCCCTTCATAATTCCTGTACCAAATAAAGCCATTTCAAAAGCTAATGATCTTAATTGTTTATTTGCACCTGACTCTTCAAGTTGATCAAATATTTTCTTTTCCATTTTTTTAGCTGCAATCATTGCTGGATGAAAAGTAACACTACCTTGCGTTTTTCCTTCACCTTCAATAACTTTTTCAGAAACAGGATCTAATTTTTTTTGTAGCGGGCCTAATCTTTCTTTCAAGTCTTCTAAAGTTTCACCTGGTTTTAATTTTGTTTCCTCCGAATCAAATAAATAAGGTATATTAGTTTTTTCCTCAAACGTATCTTTTATTTCATCCATACTAGATGTGACATTTGGATCTGTATTTAAATGAACAGATTCAGCAACACCATCTGGCAATATAGTAGGATTAATACTTAATGGAAATTTAGAACTACCAAATAAAACTTCAATAATTTGTCCATATGCAGCTAATGTTTTAGTTTTAGTTAATTTTACAAAAACACGAGATTTTTCTGTTTCAGTAAATTGAACATCACTACCATATACACCTCTATAATTTTTATAGGCTTTTAACCATCTCTGCTCGTCATTTAATCTAGCATCTTCCGCTCTTTTAAATCTAGATTCAATAAAAGCTATGACTTGATTTATATCAGTAGCTTCAATAGATTGATCGCCTGTAGTGTCTATTACAACAACATCATCAGCTTCAAACATCATTTCATTATCTTTATCTGCCATATTTAATATCCAAATTTTGTATCTGCAACTTGAAATCCTTGATTCTGTGTTAAAGGATCAAAATCAAATAAGTTACTTCTAGGTCTAGTCATAACACCATAACGCAAAGCATCGTATAAATGATCTTCTGCATTTGTGTCTACGTCTTCAGGATTCTTTTTATCAAGTGGTAACGCTGGTAATTGTGATATAATATTTGTACAAGTATTAAAAAAAACTAGTCTAGGTTCTTCTGTAAAATCATCTACTTGTAAACGTCTATGTATTTCATTTTTACCTGATACTCGACTCCCCTTACTTCTATCTGATGGTCGCCATCTACAACCACGCATAATCATTTGTTCTGCTAGCGACGGGCCAGGATCTCCACGTTTATGCCACAAGCTAGAGTCTAACACACCATAAAGAATAGTACCATCTTCTTGTTCTAAATCTAAAATCATATCAGCCAAATCTGTGGCTAATACTTTCTTTACATATAACTCTCTGTATACTACTAACTGATCACTAGGACTTATAGCAAACCACAGTATGCCACTATAACTTCCATACCCATAGTCACAAGCCCTAAATCTCTTCCAACTTTTCGGAATAGGAAATGGATCAACGACATGAATATCTCTATTAAACTCGGAAAAAGCGGAACCTTCACTAACATCCCAATCCCCTTCTAGTAGTTGTTTTCTCTGATGTTCAGGTAAAGACAATAACATTGTTTCGTATTCACCTGATTCAGCTAAATATGGATTGTCAAATAATCTAGCTGGAATAAATCTTCTTTTAAATAATGGCTCACCTTCTCTACTATGTCCTTTCGGATATGAAAGTTTTTTGCCTGTTTCTATATCTGTTGCCCAAAATGATCTATTATATGGAGAAGGATCAATAAACATTTTTTTAACCCATTGATGCCCTATACCACCGGGGTTTGTAGTTGCTCTCATAAAGATAGGCAAGTCAGGACTAGCAGTACGTAAACGTGAACGTAAATAGTTCCATGCAAAAGGTGTAGACCATTGTGTAAGCTCATCAAATCCAATCCAACTAAATGCTAAACCTTGATACCTTAATACGTCTTCTTCTCTATCTAGATATGAAAACCATAATCTGCCACCTGAAGGAGCGACCCATTGCATCTTTCGTTCTGACCATTTTATATTAGGTATAACTTTAGGATACAGTTCTTGTGATTTCCAAACGAGTTCTCTTAATTCTTCAGTTGTATGTCTAACTAACAATCCTGAAAATTGAGGATGCATAATATAGCGTAATGGATCAGCCAACATTGCATATGACTTCCCACCTCCTGCAGAACCGCCATATAAAACTTCTCTTTCACTAGATGCTAGAAACTCTGTCTGCGGACCAGGATTAGGTTCAAATATAACCTGTCTACCCTCGTATGGATCAGACTTTATTTCAGGAACTTTGATTTCTTCAATCTGTGGTTTTACTTGCACCGACTCTTTCGGTTTCAATTTTTTCTGCCGCTTTGATGATTTCTTCGTACCTTTTGGCATACTGACGTTTAACTGAAGCTGTTTTCTTACGTCTTCGTTCATCTTGTACTCGTTTTCTCAATCCTACGTGTGATATGTATCGTCCTGTTTGCTTAGACAACCAATTAGCTATTTCTCTATAACTATACTGCCCTAAATACTTTTTAGCCTTTTCTAATGCATCTAATTCACTTTTAATTGGTCTAAGAATATTTGAATCATCAGGATCTTCTACATAACCAAATGGTATTGTTCTTGCCATTTTAGGAATAGGCAACCATTGATCTGTGTAACCTTTTATATCAGGCTGTGGTAAATCCCAATAACCTATGCTTTCTATTTTCATCTTCTTCTTTTGCGTTTTGTTTTTGGTTGCATACGAGCATTTCTTCTGCCCTCAATAATAGCTAAATTTTTAGATGAATTATCAAGTGGATTCATATTTTTATGATGCACTTGTTTACTGCTACCTTTTTTAACTAAACCTGCTTTTTCAGCTGCATTACGAGCTTTATTACGAGATGCTCTTTTCTTTTTTTCTAAAGGAGTCGCATGATACTGTTTGTATTCTTTTTTATAATTACGTTGTCGTTGCATCTGAATCTTTAGGTGGTAATATAAATAAACCTGTAGATGAACTTACTTCCATCTTTTCAGTTTTAGCATGCCCTGTTCTATCTAACAAATCTTTAGCTGCAACTATCTTTTCCTTAATACCTAACTCTGTAGGATCATCTAAAACATTAGCCATTGAAAAGGCAGCTTTAGGAGCTACACGAGCTAAGTATTCTCTAGTTGCCTCATTAATCTCATCTTTTAAACTACGAACAACTTCAGAAGATGATGTACCATCTGAATACCCTGCTAATTTTTTAGCTTGCACAATACTGCCTTGTGCTTTGTCAAACAAAACATCTAAGAACAATCTTTGCTTTTCTGTCAACTCTCTTGGCATTATGTATCTACCTCACCTGGCTTTTGTGTTCCTGGTATAACTTGGCAAAAAGGTTTTGCTCTGTACACATTTGGAAATCCAACAGCTTTTTTTGCTTTTTCTCTTGCAGATTTAAAACACATTTCCATATTAGGAAAAAGTTCACGAGTAGTAATTACTGTGCAACTCTCAGCTTGTAAACTACCACACAAAATTATAATCCCCATCCACATTATACTAACTCAAAATGCGGGGCATCTATGAACGGCCGTCTGCCCTGCGACCGGCGTTTATCTATATATTCATTCATTAAATCTTCAGCAGTACCATCCCACTCGTTCAAAGGTTTATGCCACGCTGCTCCCCATCGAATAGTTGCTCCCTCGTTAATGGCTGCATCTTTTATAGCATCAGCAATGTCATCGTACAGATTCAACTCCCACGATACTCGTCCTGAAATATAAGCGACTAAATCAACTGCATGACTCATGCCTGTTGCTTCTTGTGGCAAATGCCGGGAGTTCATTGTTTGTGACGCACCCTTTTTGACTAACTCAGCCTGCTCACTTTTTGTCCGCAAACCGCAGGTAACTCCAAAATCAACTTTTGTCGTCTTTATTGCGTTTTTTACGATATTCACTAATGATTCGTTTACGCCGTTCAATCTCTCTAAACTTCTTGTACTTAATGTATAACTCATTTCTCATCTCTCTTCTTCTAACGTGATCACTCTTATGTTTTAAACTGTCTAATGGATACCTTCTATCGCCTATGTAATTTTGCACATAGCGAATGTGTATCACCTCTTCTTCATTCCAAAAAACTTACTAACAGATCGAATCCCAAACGATGCAGCTACTATCGCCCCCAAACTTATCTGATACCAATCTGGCATATTCTGCAATGCAATAAACCCATCAGTCACGATCTGTCGCCCCCAATCACCGCAGAAACATAGAATTAGCGGAAGAGAAAACAGAATAGTCAACCATTCGTCCTTCCAACTACTTTGCGTAGCACGTATAGCAGCAAGCTCCCAATCAATTTCGCCTGTTGCTTCTTTCATACGGATCTGTGCTTCAGCTTTTTGCACAGCCGTCTTCCCATCTATGTAACTTGTAGCGAGTCCACCAACTGAACCTAGTATGCTTGTTATTGCACTAATCATGTTTTTTACCTTTACCTGAAAGATACTCTACTCTTTTTTTAGTGTATGCGTCTAACCATTTAAGAATTTTCTCTAACAATTCCATTTCCTCAATGATTTATTAATTCTAGAATCAGGATCTCTAGCTGTTTTTGCAGAGGTCAACTTTGATTTCATTCCTTTCATTCTAGCACAGAATGACTTTCTTCTTTTTGCTGGCTTAGATCCCTTTTTCAACTTTGAAGGTTTAGTTGTTACTGCTTTTTTTAATTTAGATTTAGGATTAGCTCTTCTAAAAGATGTAATGCCCTCATCATTTAAACCACCACTTTTTGATTTGCCTGCTTTTCTCTGCCACGCTGGAGTTTTATATGCCATTATCTGTATGCTCTCGTTTTTTTCGCAATTTTTTTAGGTTGCTTTACAAATTGCTTGCCACTCCTATTGCCTTTAGCTTTAGCCCTATTAGTAGCCGCCTTTTCTGACGCACTCAATGATTTCCAAGCAGCATCAGGGAGATATCTTCGCTTACCTTTTGAAGGTTTGCCTGAAGATGTTCTCCACTTTTGCTTGCCCCAATCTTTAAGACTTTTTTGACTTTTTGCGAGTGCCATTAGTTGTTACGATTGCGATTGTTACGCACCCCTTCTTGTCATTTTTTTTTTCGGAGTGCCACCTTTTGACATGCCCATCTTCTTTTTAGCCATGCCACCCTTATTCATTTTGCCTTTGCCATCCATTGCAAACTTAGGCATCATCTTTCCTGTTTTAGGATCTTTAGCCATAGGCAAAGCACCACCTTTAGAATATCCCTTTTTCTTCATCATTGCACCGCCTTTAGCGTAGCCTTTTTTCTTCTTCATCATTATATTAATCCTCCGAATATAGATTGTTAAAAGTTACTTCAGGATCAAGATAACTATTGTGTATCTCTGCTGAATGTATATATTGACTAGGCTTAAAATCAGGTACACCTTCGCCTGTCTCCCATAATGCAGGACTTGTTGTCCTGACTCTGTTATTAGGCAACGCAACTATGTTACCTGTCCATTTATCTGCATCTGTCAATTGAATTACATGACTTTGTTTATGTTGTGCTGGATCATCAGCTATATCATTTTCAGTATAGTCTACAGTAAATAAGTATTTGCCTTTATAAAACTCGCCATCTATTTTACATAGATAAGGACTAGAACTAGCTCTATCAAACTTAATTACTGAATGATGATGTGAACTGCAATCCCACGGCTGAGCTAAATGTGTATCCATTCTCTCCGGCCATTCTTCCAATCGTTCATCAGCAACAAGTGCTGTGATTGGCATTCTTGCCCACATTGCTCCACCATGAATATTTTGTGAATCATCAAAATCGCTTTCACATCCTGTAAATACTACCTGAAAACTTAGGCATCTGTCAGGTATTGTATTAACTGCAATTGCCATTGCATGTAAAAACTCTCCATGATATCGTTCATGGTTACACGTATACTCTCTCCTCACCCAACATTTAAAGTGAGGTATGTTACTTATTAAATACGACATTAAGACTTATAGCCACCACCACTTGCTTTATACTGTTTGGCTAACATCTGTGCTTTACGAGCAGACCATTGACCAGGTTTTCCACCTTTGCCACTCGCTTTAATTCTATTAAATAGTGCTTTACGCTTTTTAGGTTGCGTATAGTTTTTTGCTGCATTTACTGCCATTAACTATTCCTTCGCACACTTACCATTATCCCTACATTCCTGTTTAGTAGGACAATGAGGACAAGGTACAGGATAAAAATGTATCATTAGTATCTCCTATAATTAAAATGGCTACTCGCACACCGAAAAGTAGCCACTAACTCCCAATTGAATGACAACCACTT